CTTAGTGATGTGAATACTACAGGTCTCGCTGATGGAGCATTAATACAATATAAATCATCTACAGGAAAGTTTACTGCAGTGAACGAAATAGATACTACATCAGGTACTCTTAGAATTACTGGTGGAATATTTTAAAGGAATAAAAGAATATGGCAACAACCATTCAAGTAAAAAGAACAACTACAGCAAATCTTCCTTCTACACTGGAACAGGGTGAACTTGCTTACATATATGACACATCAGCAGCAGATACAGATGCTGGTGGTAATGGTGGTCGTCTATTCATAGGGGATCCTACATCAAACAGCAACACTCCATTAAAAGTTGGTGGAAAATATTACACTGATTTGATGGATCACACTTTAGGAACTGTAACTGCTAGTAAAGCATTACTTGTAGACTCAAATAAAAAACTTAATGAGTTACTTGTAGATAATATTACTATCGATGCTAATACTATTTCTTCTACAAACTCAAATGGTGACATTATAATAGACCCAAATGGTACTGGTAATGTTAAAGTTGGTAACTTTGAATTTAATGCAGACCAAACTGTTGGGTCAGGACAAGACAATTATGTTTTAGTGTACGACCACAGTTCAACATCAATTAGTTTAGAAGCAGCAGCATCTAGTTCGTTTACACTATCTGCGGATAGTGGTTCTAATGACACATTTAGTACAGGTGGAACTTTAACTTTTGATGGTGGTACTGGTATTGACACTACAGTATCTGACGACCAAATATCATTTGCTATTGATAGTACAGTTGCTACACTTGGTGGAGCACAGGTACTTTCAAACAAAACTATAACTAATCCTATATTAACACCTACTGCTACAACTGCTGGTAAAATAGAATTCTTAGAGGGTACTAATAACGGAACTAACAAAGTAACATTAATTGGTCCAGCATCGACAGCAGATGTTACAGTAACATTACCTGCTGCTGCAGATACATTAGTAGGTAAAGCAACAACTGATACATTAACAAACAAAACTATTAATGCTAGTAATAACACATTATCTAACATTGCTAATGCTTCATTAGCAAATAGTTCTATCACTGTAAGTGATGGATCTACTACAACTGCTACTGCTTTGGGTGGTACTATAACATTCGCAGCAGGTGAGGGTATGGATGTAGGCGAAAGTTCAGGTACAATAACATATTCAGGTGAAGACGCAACTACATCAAATAAAGGTGTTGCTTCATTTAGTAGTGATAATTTTGCTGTATCGTCAGGTGCAGTAACTATTAAAGATGGTGGTGTTGCTAATGCTGAATTAGCAGGTTCAATAGCAAACTCAAAACTTGCTAACAGTTCTATCACTGTAAGTGATGGATCTAATACTACTGCTACTGCTTTGGGTGGAACAATTACTTTCTCTGGTACTGCTAATGAGGTTACAGTAGCAGAAAGTTCTGGTACAATTACAGTTGGTTTGCCAAATGATGTTACAATCGGAAATGATTTAGTTGTAACAGGAGATTTCACTGTTAATGGTGATACTACAACTATTGCTACAACAAACAAAGTTTTAACTGACACATTGATTGAGTTAGCAAACGGAACAACAGGTACTCCATCACATGATGCTGGTATCGTAATAGAAAGAGGTAGTGCAGCAAATGCATTTATAGGTTTTGATGAAAGTGCTGATAAATTTATAGTTGGTACTGGTACATTTACTGGTGCTACAACAGGTAACTTATCTATTACAACTGGTACACTTGTTGCTAACTTAGAAGCAACAACTGCTACATTAGGTGGTGCTGACATTGTTTCTGTTTCTGCTAGTCAGACTTTAACAAACAAGACACTAACTACACCAACACTTACTACACCTATTGCTAATGCTGGAATACAGTTAAAGAATGGTGCTACTAGTGCTGGTTTCTTAGAGTTCTTTGAAGATTCAGATAATGGTACAAACAAAGTAACATTAATTGGTCCAGCATCTACTGGTGATGTTACAGTAGTATTACCTGCTGCTGCAGACACACTTGTTGGTAAAGCAACAACTGATACACTTACAAACAAAACAATCAATGGTCCAGATAATACTTTAACAAACATTGCTAATGCTTCGTTAGCAAATAGTTCTATCACTGTAAGTGATGGATCTAATACTACTGCAAGAGCATTAGGAACAACAATAACTTTTGCTTCTGGTGAAGGTATAGATGCAACAGAAAGTGGTGGTACAATAACAATTGCTGGTGAATTAGCAACAACATCTAATAAAGGTGTAGCATCATTTAGTAGTGATAATTTCACTGTTAGTTCTGGTGCTGTTACAGTAACCACTGTAGATGGCGGAACATACTCATAGGATAATTAAATGGCAATCCCAAGTACAAAATCAACATTTAAAGAATACTGTTTAAGAGCATTAGGTAAACCTGTAATAGAAATTAATGTCGATCCCGACCAAGTAGACGATCGTATAGATGAAGGATTACAATATTTTGCTCAATATCATTATGATGGTATTGAAAGAATGTTTCTTAAACATAAAATAACTGCTGCAGAAATTGCTAGAGCAGCAACTAATGCTACTACAACAGCAACAGACACTGCTGATAATAGCATTACTGCTAATTGGTTAGAAGGCAAAGGATTTATTCCTATTCCTTCCCCTGTAGTTTCTATAGTTCAAGTATTTCCATTTGATGACTCGTCAACTAACAATATGTTTGATATGCGTTATCAATTAAGATTAAATGATTTATACGATTTCTCATCAACATCACTTGTTCATTATGAAATGACAATGAGTCATTTAGACCACCTATCACATTTATTAGTAGGTGAAAAACCACTTCGTTTCAATCAACACCAAAACAGATTATACATTGATATGGATTGGGCGAACGATGTGGCGGAAGATGACTTTATCGTTATTGAGTGTTTTAGAAAAGTAGATCCTGATACATATACTGATATTTGGGATGACATTTTCTTAAAGAAATATTGTACTCAATTAATTAAAAGGCAATGGGGAGCAAACCTTTCCAAGTTTCAAGGAATCCAGATGCTGGGTGGTGTACAAATGAATGGTGAACAAATATACCAACAAGCAACAGAAGAGATTCAAAAACTGGAAGAACAGATACAACTTGCTTATGAGTTGCCTCCTATGTATCAAATAGGATAAGGCAATGCCAACAAATGTATATTTTGACACAGGAACTGTTAGAGAACAAGAACTCTATGAAGATTTAATTATAGAGCAACTTCGTATATATGGTCAAGATGTATACTATATTCCTCGTAACATTGCTTCAAAAGATTCTATTTTAGGTGAAGAAGATTTCTCAACTTTCGATGATGCATACTTGATAGAAATGTATATTGAGAATGTAGATGGTTACGAAGGGCAAAAAGAACTGATGTCTCAGTTTGGTTTAGAAATAAGAGATGAAACAACATTTATAGTTTCAAGAAGAAGATGGGAACAGTTTGTATCACAAGACTCAAACCTTACCACAAGCACTAGACCAAATGAAGGAGATTTAATTTATTTCCCTAAAGGTAAAAGATTATTCGAAATAGGTTTCGTAGACCATGACGATCCTTTTTATCAAGTCCATAATTTACCAACATATAAACTCAAGTGTAGAACATTTGAATATGGTTCTGAAGACTTTGATACTGGTATTAGTGAAATAGATGGTATAGATGATGCGTTAAGCATAGACTCTATGCAACATCAATTTACTATGGAGCAATCAACTGCTCAAAACGAAAATATTACAATACAACATGCTCAAGGAAGTTATGGTGTATTATTAGAAGAAACTGATGGTGATAACATCACTATGGAAAATGACTCTACTTCAGTTGGTGAAAGTATATTACTTGAAAATGATACTGACGCAGATGATTCTGATTACTTGATACAAGAAGACTATATAGTAGGAGATGGTGTAAACGATAAGTCTGCACAGAATGCTATATTTGATACACAAGATGATAATGTATTAGACTTTACAGAGTCTAACCCATTCGGAGATCCAGGAGTAAATGAATAATGTTAGGTAATAGACAATTTTATCACGAAACAGTAAGAAATATTGTAGTGGCATTTGGTACACTATTTAATGACTTGCACATCGTGAAGAAAAATAGTAGTGGAAGAGTTACACAATCTATGAAGGTGCCATTAGCATATGGACCAAAACAAAAATGGTTAGGAAGGTTAGACCAAGATGCTAATTTAGATAGCAAGGTTGCTATTACACTTCCTAGATTAGGATTTGAAATACAAAACTTACAATACGATCCTACTAGAAAGTTAAATCGTGTACAAAAGTTTAAAAAAGTAAAATCAAGTTCAAGCGATTCTAGTAAATTAGATACACAATATATGCCAGTTCCTTATAATTTAAACATACAATTATATGCTATGGCGAAACAATCTGATGATGCATTACAAATAGTTGAACAAGTATTACCATTCTTTCAACCAGACTATACATTAACAATTAATGATATGGCAGATATGGGTGTCGCAAGAGATATTCCTATTGTATTAAATGGTATTGACTATGAAGATAGTTACAAAGGCGATTATGGTGAAAGAAGAGCAATTATATACACATTAGACTTTACTACTAAATTCTTTCTATATGGACCAGTTACCTCTAGCAAGGTTATTAAAACTGTTCAAGTC